TCGTTATAGCGCCAAGATTAGTGACAAGTGTCGAGCCGTACGCGTTATCACCGAAAATAGTCCGTGCCCAATTTGCGGCGATAAGGTTGTCCAGATATGTCAAATCTAAAAATATCGCGTTATTGTTTGCACGTAAATGATCGCCCCTTGTGGCAGTAATATCACTAAAAAGTGGTGAGGGGAGCGCGGGGTTTGAAGGATCGGGATATGGTAGTGCCATTATACTTGCCTCTTATCGTTTATATAGTATTTAACCGAATCAATGTTGACGACGAACGTTTTTCCCGCCGGAATAATACGGCGGAGCAGTTCAAAGAGTGTCGCGATCGCGACTGTTCCGCCGCTTAGCTGTTTTAACTGAATAGTAATTTCATTCGTGACAACGGCGGTATTTGACCACGTTGAAAACGTTCCGTATCCTTCAGTTAGACCGTCGGACGGCGGCGGAACCTGTGAATCGATAGCGTATGTAACGCTTGACGGATTTGGCGCAAGTACGGTCACCGCTTCGGGTGATGGTCTGTCTCCAGTTGGATTGACGAGGCCGAGATCGACATTTTTATATGAGCTTTTTCGCCATGCAGTGCCGTCTGAATAATACACGGAACCGTGGTCGCCTGTTCCGTCGCTTTCGACGATACAAAGTGTTCCCGCAGACGGAACCGCGATCGGCAGCGATGCGGAAAATACAGTGAATGCGTTTGTAAAATCTGATATAGGACGCGGCGCGCACCATACGAGGTTTGATCCGGAAATATAACCGCGTGAATAATATGTTGCACTTGACGCTGTTTTTGACCATCGCGCCGGAGCTGCCCAACCGCGCGGCGTATACGCGGTTGAACTCGGTGTTACAGGAGTCGATACATTTGTTGAATATATGACGAATCCCGTATCTGTTACAGACGGGAGTAGATTTCCGGCGATCACATGAGGCAGATAATCGTTGTCAAACCACGAAAACGGCGACATACTCAATGTTTCGACGATTAAAAGAATATTTTTAATCGTGCTGCGGTTCCATCCGTTTGATATGAGTTTATACACGGCAGCGGCTTGATTATTTGTTCCGCCGAAAAATCCGATGCCATACAGTTCAAGCAGATAATTGAGCCACGGTGTACGAGGACTGTCGAGGTGATTGACAAGCCACGGCGTAAGAATAAGCGTCTTGAGCGCAGCGGCTTCCGCCGCACGGCTTGCGAGAATGTTATTCCACCATGTAATATAGTCCCGATGATGTGCGGGGGCGTCTGCCGCAAGATTGAAATACCCCGGCGGCGTAAGTTTCGCAACGGTCATTTTTTCGGTTAAATCCATTCGCTCACCTGTACCGTCACCGTTATTTTAGTCGGATCAATAAACAGATATCGGTCGAACCATGATGACGAATCACTGAAAAGCGCGTCTTTTTTAAAATCGATGAATTTAGTCGAACCGCTATCAAGAGAAAGTGTCACCGCTGATTCTCCGATGACTCCGGGGTCGATTATCATTGAAAGTGTGTTGACCGAATCGTAAAGGATTTGCGGTGTGTCTGAAATTGTGTCTATATCGCACACAAGAGAATTGATTGTTGCTATACCGAACGCGGGCGCGATTGAATTAGCGAAGGAATTACTTCCAGCGATCGCGACAGCGGTCACCACGTCGGCCTCAACACCGTCATGGTATGTGACGCTCATTGATCCGTTTATACCGGTAAAAAGTTTTACAAGACGGTCGATGAATGCTTTTGCGAATCCGTTCGCTTGTGAAATAAGCTCTGTTCGGTCGGCGAGACTTGACGCGCGTACATTTATAACGGCGTGAAGCGTCGTTTCTACCGGTTGCGCGACGGTGAAAAAATACGATACGGGGATTTGTGACGTGTACGTGGTGCCGCTTAAAACGACGTGACGCGCGTCCCCAAGCGACTGCGCATTTATAAATTCAAGTCGTTCAGACAGCGTTAAGAATACTTGTGTGATGTCTTCCGGCGTCGATAACACGCCATTCGGAACGAGCACAACACAATTATACCCGCTCGCAGGAACCGGAACGGGGACCGTTTTTGCGGTCGCGGTTGGATTAACATACATTCGCGCGTCGGCAAAATATTTCTTTAGTTCTGTTTCAACCGCAACGGAGCCATTCTGTGAACCATACTCCGTTTTTTCACTTGTGACACGGTTAAGATATATCGCATCGCTTTCAAGAGGCGTTCCGTTCAGAAACGGAACAGAATTCACACCGGAAAGACTACTATAGCCGACGACTTGAAATGTTTGTCCCGCGGGAATATTACCACCGATCCCGGTTTCCGTACATGTGACATATATGTACGCGGAACCGCTGCCGGGAATGATGAACGATGACACACCGACGTTATATTCCTGTCCGCTTGCGGCGCGTATGAGTGTATTTATCGCGATTGCGATCGGATTCGGATCGGTGTTTGTGACATACACATAACCGCTCGCGGCTTTTGCGAGGTTTCGCGGGTTGTTCGGGTTTAATAAATCAATGTTCGCCCCCGTTGGCGACATCATCGCGGCGAGCGTTTCGCCGATGAATTGGTCAACGTTCACATCACCTTGCGCGAACATATTTGCGAGAATAAGTTCTGGTGGATTGCCGGGGCTGAATACGATCGAGGCCGGTGCATCGTTGATTATATTTGCGAGGGCGTCCTCAAATGTGAGGGCGGTGTAAATTCCGTTTTCTATAGGCATTTAATTCACCGTTATAATCCCGTTATCATAAGAAATTGAATACGGCGTATAATATTTCGTTACTATGCGCTTAATGTCGTTTATCTTGTCGGCGTTTTTCTGCGATAGCTTCCACACTAACGGATCGCGTCCGTATGTGGCATCTGCAAAATTACCGCCTTGCTCACACCGACATTCGCTAATTGCGTCTTGTTCAAGGGACTGTAGTCCTGATACCTGTTTTGAAAGCCCGGTTACCGTATCAAATACTATATTTCCATCAGTGTCAAGCTGAAATGCCATATAACCCCTCAGTCAAGCTCATGATTTTTTGAAAGCGCGTCTGTTGACCACGCCTGAAGCGCGGGCACGCCTAAAAAAGGAGCAATACCACCTGTTGGCCCCGGTGCTACACCCGTTGCACCCCACGCATAGAGAGCGTTGAGCGCCGCATCAACATTCTGCGCCCACGTTTGAACTGTTTCACCGAGTAGCATCTTTTTTCCGCCCTCACCTAACGTCACTTTACCTGTTATATGCATAGCCACTGAAAAAACAAGTAATTGCGCAAGAGACGCAAACATGATCGGAAACGCACCGCCGTTATCGTTGAAAATCATTTGCATATTTTGGGAAAAATCGTTAATCCCTTCAGCACAAAATACAATATCACCATTCGCGGGGGTAAGCCCGTTTATCGGTAATGATTCGATGTCCGGCGCGTTACTTCCGTCTATACGCGTATAATGCGGCGTAACGAGATATGTCCCTGTCGTCATTCCTTCACCCTTTACAGTTGCCGCGTATATCATAAAGCCGCTCCGAATATTTTTGACTCGAATATTCCATCGACGCGCATCTGTGCGAGTAGCCAATTATTCGTCGCGGTCACTTCACAAATTAATTCCGAGTCGCTCCGATCGATCGCGTACCGGATAATATATGCGTCGTATGATTCGGGAATTGTCGTACCGACACGAGACGACGCCTTTTTAAACCCTTGAAAAAGCGCCGATTTACTATCGTTATAAATAGTTATTTTGTCGAACAATTGCGCGTCGAAAATTGGCGTTTTGAATTTTACATTCGCGTAGTTTTCGACACCGACGCCCCATATAAGATTTCCTGCAAATCCTAAAAATGAAAATACGTTCGTCGCTTTTTTTGCCGCAAGAAACGCCGGTACGCTATTTTGCGGATAAAATGCAATCAATTTGTCGTTTATCGTATAAATGATCTTATTTTGTAAACATACTTCGTCAATGATTTTCGGTAAAGTCGTCGGCTGAAAAAGCCGCCCTGTTATGGGAATGTTCTCCGCGACTCCGATACTGAATACGCACGTAAAGCCGTGTTTCGCGGCGAATTCGGTAAGCTGAATTTTGAGCGGTTGCGTCGTATTAAGTTGAAACGCGATGTCCGCTTTTATGAGTGAATCATTAAACGACGCCGCTTGTATGAATAGTGTCGCATTAGTACCAAATTCATCCGGTTGAAGAACGACCGAGTACGCAACAAAACTCCGGCTAATAACAGTTGTTGCAGTTCGTTCGACGATGACCGCCGTCATTATTTTAAATTGCGGATTTGCAAATACCGCGAGCGCGTCCGCCATCTGATCGACCGAATCTTTTGTCGATACGAAATCGACTGATACTTGCGATATGAGACCGGAAGGCGGTGAAAAAATTGCGGCGGTCATTGCCATTTTAAGCGCAGAGCCGAGCGGTACGCCGTTATGTTGCATACTGTAATGATACTTGCAAGAATAAATCGATGTGGGTAGTACAGACACAATCCAGTCAGGTTTATTACGAAGCGCCTGTGCTTGAATCTCGGCTACGCTCCAACGGTCAGAACTGTCCATCATATCAGCGATAATGACCGGCGAACATATTGATTGTGGCGGGTAGAATATAATCATACGTAGTCAACCCGATAGTATACGGTTGCATTATCGAATATATCACCTGAGGGAATCGCGCCGGATGAGAACAGGCCGCAAAATATATCGCGACCAATAAGCACATTTACCGTCGTTTTATATACGAGAGCGCCGGACGTCGCATCATATATTTTGATTATATAGTTACCGTTATCGTCTGTACGCACATATTCCCAGACGGCCATTTCACCGCCGACACACTGTACCGCGTTTTGCACGCCGACGCCTGGCGTCTGAAATTGTAAAAGTGTCGTCACCTTTGTTTGTGTTATGTCAGTGAAATAACTCAAAATAAACCGCCTATCATACTGCCGCCATTCGGTGCGATAACTTCACCCGCGACCGCGTACACCGCGCCGAGAAGGGTCGTATTACGAAGTGAAAACTGTTCGCGCAGCTTTATTGTCACTTCCAGCCCCGCTTTTCCACCCTCGTGCGGTTCAGATATGTCCTCAATATACCACGCACTTGAAAGATACGGCGTAGTTTGTTGCAAAGATGAAAGTGGTATATATGAATCAATTATCATTATTGGCTGCATGTAATTTTTCATCTGATTGAGAACAGAAAGACACGACGCGACATAGCCGACCGCGAGTCCCGAAAGATTCGGTAGAACTGCACCGAACGAAGCGAGTGAATTCGACGCAAGCGCCACATCATTAAGCGCGGTTTGAATCGCGCGGAATATGTTCTGATTCTTTGTCGCGGGAACGTCTGATAGCGCGATATCAAGTTCTATCGTCGCCGCTTCGATCACCGTCCGCGCTTTATATTCGCCCGCTTGCGTAAGATTGCCGGGTAAACGCGTAGATGTTCTCGCGCGTTCAGCGGGGAATTCGCACAGGCAGAATGTCGGAACCGGCGCATCAGTGGTCGGAAGCCCTATAATGATAGCCGAGTCAAAAAGTCCGGTCACCGCGCCGCTTATCATTCCCGATAGATTTAATGATACTGCCATTATTTACCCACCGGAATAGTTTTCGCGAGATTTCGCGTGCTTTTTATACTCGGGTCGTTTATCATCTTATCAAGCGAATTTTTGAAATCCATAATCTTTTTTGGTAATGACGCGATCGCGTCGGCTGTTTCATTAACAGCTTTTGCGAATCCAAGTCCGGCGGTGTACATACCTACTTGCATCGTATTCAGCTTTGACGCGATACCGATCACGTTTGCATTAGTGCGCCCGCCCTCGCCGGTCGTACCCTCATAAAGTCGTTTCGTCTGATCTTCGTCCATATTTGCCCAATCTGCCGCGTTTCGTTGAACCGTCGCACGTTCGGAAGACATTCCCTGAATCTCACCGGAGAAATTTTTCAAAAGCGATGCCTGTAATTTCTGCTTTATCGACGGCGGCAACCCCTGAAAGCCGCTCGACACTTGACCGAGCATCCATCCTTTATCCGTGCCGGTCGATTCCCAGTCGCCGGCGGCCGCGCGAGCAAGTGCGCGCGTATCCTTTGAACCGGCAAGACGGTTTATCTGATCAGCAAGAGGCTGCTGAATTTTTCCCATTGAGCCGGACACCGCGTCGATAAACATCGCGCGTTCATTCCGTGACATAGGACTATTTTCAGTTATATTTCCGCCGTAATGCTCAGCGGCGGCGTTTCGTGTCGCGAGCGCGTGATACGCGGCGGTTGACTGTTTCGCCATATCGACAGACGATTTCGCCATGGCGAGCATAGAATTAGAAATTGATGCGAGTCCTTCCGGAAGACGACCCAGACTCACGCCGAGAACGGAAATCCCGGAAAGCGACGTACCGAGTGCAGACGTCATTCCGCCAATAAGTGACGTTGGGTCGAGTCCGGACGCGGAACTTGCGATCGTTTGTGCGCCCTGCCCGAAACGACCTACCGCCTCCCGGAATTTTGACGTGTTTTTCTTTTCGTCTTCGTTTTCCTGTTTACGTGCGCGTTTATACTTTTCGTTTTCTGTTTTTTCTTCACTTGCGACTTTACCCGCCGCGCCCGCGCCCGCGCCTGATTTGCCGGAGCGTGCGGCAAGGTCAATAGCAGTCTTTGTCTTTGACAGCTTCTTTCCTGCTTTTTGTATCTTGTCCATTTGCGCAAGAACGACGTTTTGTCCTTTTACGCCTAACGTTACGAGATAATTGTCAAGTGACGGCATAACCAAACATCCTGTAAAATTCGTTCAACAACCGCTCAATATCCTCGTAATCAATGCTCGTCGCTTCTGTGTACGTTATCACATGCGCGACAATGAGCTTGTCAAAATCAATCAGAGAAATGGCGTGAAAAAAAAACGTTCGGCGACCGTCGCGAGCAGTTGAATTACCTCAACCGGCACGCCGTCGAAATTAGTCTTTACTGGTACCGCACCGACACATACGCAGAACTGTGCCGCGAGTGTTTCGAACGCCGCCATGATAGAACGTTCCCGCGCGCGTGCAATTTGTAAACTATTTGTCGGCTTTTTGACAGTGTACGTCACACCGTCATAAATCACCCTTACGCTGTCCGTATTATAGTCAACCACATCGGCAATCACACACACGGAAAGCCGTTTCTTTTTGACCTCGAGTTCCGGCGCGTCGCTTGACATTACGTCAAGCCACGCCCTCTCCTCTTCGGTCGGGTCGTCATTTGATCCGTCGCCGATTATTTTACTATCAGCGTTTATGACCTTAAGCCGCGCGCGTGTGATTTTCGGGAATTCGTACATGATTATATTTCCTTATCCGTCGCGGGATCAACTTCGGCGACATCGCCGAATGAGATTTTAGCGGTTATATATCCGCGATCGCGACCGATACCCTGCAAAGGAAGATCGATAAACACGCATCGCTTATGGCGTTGAATACGACCGCCCGCGCTCGACTGCGTGTCGTATTTATAGTAGAAATCGAAGTCGAATACCGTCTGTATTTTAGACTGACCCCAGCTTTTGAGCTTATCGAGATTGTCACCGAGAAGAAACTTAATTTCACGCGTACCCGCGCGCGGCATAGACTGCATGAGAACATCCCGCGAACCGTCCGCACTCATGTGACGTTTTGCACGTTCCGTGTCAAGGGTTATGTCGCCGAGTAAATCCTCTTCATTATAGAACGTATCACCGCCGAAAGAGATTGATTCGCCGGAAAGGTTCGCGACAAACGTCGCGACGCAACTTCCGATTGTAACGGAAAGTGATTCCTGCGCGTTTTTCGCGCGTGCTTTCGGTTTACGAAAGATACTGCTAATAGACGCCCATAAGGACGAAAGAAAAGATTTTTTTAACTTTTTGCGTTTCATGGTTCGCCTCTTAATTGAAATTGAATGCGATCTGATAGTAGTGAATCGCGCTGTATGGTTTAATCGTCGCAACAATCGCGCCGACCGGTATAACCCCTTTTGACTGCCATGCCGGATCAAGTGCCGCGATTCCCGATGCAGAAAGTGTAACGAGACTATATGCGGGCGTTCCGTCTTCATTTGAAAGAATCGCGCCCGCTTTCCATAGCGTGTCAAGAGCCGCGCGAGTGAGTGCTGCAACTTCCATCACGCCGGTATAATCACCCGGCACGCCCGTGCGTCCGGCCGCGATAAGTGCGTTACGCGGAGCAATCACACAGTAGTCATTGATATAATCAATCGCAAGTTGTGTTTCAATCTGTAATGACGTCGGCGGGTTAACGTCATCGTTCAGAAATGTATCGTAGACGAAATTCGCGCCGCCTTGATCTTTCGCGCTGTTATACTGCGCAAGAGAATTGAGCGCGATATAAGAACGAGTTGCGGCGGAGTAGGTATCACCGTTGACGTTTGTGAAGTCGTGCGCGTCGGAAAGCGATCCGATCGAACGCGCGATCGACCCGCCGTAAAGTGAATGAACCAGCGCGGCGAGTAGCGGATTATGATACACAAATACGCCGGTTGACACTTCCGTTTTCGCATTCGTTACAAGCGTCATCGTGCGTTTTTGCGTCATGAGCGCGCCGGGTTCGCCCGATCCACCCGCGAGAAGTAGTTCGTCCGGAAGCGTTCCGCCGTCTTCCATTGTCCACGACATAATGAACACTTTCGCGGTTGCGTCTGTACACCATAGTGACGCGACTTTACAATCTGCAAGATACGTCGCCGCATCGGAAAGGCCGTTTGTCTGTGAACCGACATTAAGAATTGACCAGCTTCGCGGATTATAATTCGCTTTGTTAAGCATTGCAGACGTGAGCGCGGTGCCTGTTCCGCCGGTTGAAAGGATATATACCATATCCGGCACGATCGAACCACCAAACACTGTACCGAGAAACTGAGCGACCGCGCGCGCGGAAGGATTCGCCGCGATAAGCGCGTCAACCATATCCGACGTCACGGCGATTAGTCCCGACTGCGTGTCAGGCGTGTATCCGGTTATTGCTTCGCGTGTTGCGAATACGATCCGGCGGGGAAGCCCGGAGAGTAACCCGGTTGTCGTACTGCTCGAGATGGAAATAAATTTTGAAGCGGACATTTCTATACCTCGTTATTTCAGTTTAAGTTATACTTCTTTTACATAACAACGTGCTGGGTCTGATTGCTTCGATTTTATAATCATCGCTTTTTCATGCGGCACCGGCGTTGCTGTTAATCTCACCGGCTGTTTTGGAATTTTTTCTTTCCCCGTGCGCGGGTCATATTTGTTAATATATAAATGATACATCCTTTCGGCGTTCTTCGCACTCGCCCGCATTTCGCCGACCATCTCCCGCGCCATATTCTTAACCATTATACCGATCTCAATATCTGTCATGTCACGCCTCATATTCTAAAGATTCTTCTATAGTTTTAACGACCTCATCAGTCGTTACTTCTTTTCCGCCGCTGATACTTGATACAAACGTGGTCACCGTTTCACAGGTAAAGACAAGACCGCGCTGGGAAATCTCAAGGCCGCCCTTGTAATTAAACTCCGGCGTTTCATCATGAGATAATACATTCGCGATCCCATCCCATATAAAACTATCGGGTGACGTGATAAGCTCACGCGCGATTTCATACGGTTCGAATAATTTCGCGTCATTTGCTTCATCACTTGCGGCGGCGGTGAAATAATTAAGCATATATTCAAAGCCTGTCAAAACGCCGCTTGCTTTTGACGCGAACGGTTGCCGGTATATTACACGATAGAATGATTGAAAATAAGGATACGCACCATTTTTCGGAACTGCGCCGTATTTATACACGCGGGCAACAATACTATTTGCCACAAGTGCTTTATTGAGCGCTTTATTCATCGCGTAGTATTTTTCGTTTATGGTCATTCCGTCGCCGCCGGGGCAACACGTATTTCATCACATACCGCCACGACAGTACCATAAGGAACTCCGGATTCGTCTTCATAGGCTTTTACAAATGACCACGATTGAATACGCCACGCACGCCCCCGCGCTTCTATTCGTTCCGGACGCTCTTCCAGCGCTTCAGCAAGCTCTATTGACACACCGCTTTGTATTTCAATACCGCCCTCACGTAAACGCTCAATGTCAATAGGTTGGAGCGGTTGTATCGACGCGGCAAGAGTCAACGTCACGGGAACGACGTTACACGACCCATCGTCCTGAGGATCAAGCATGTTGTATATAAGATCACACGTTTCATCGCAGAAACGACTTGCAGTCATGCTTAAAAGTCCGCGCGTATTCATAGCGCCGTTCCTAAAATGATAGCTTGTCGGCGCTCTGTAATGCGTCGACGCCAACGCTCCGGATCATTTCCCGCAAAGCTCGTCGACACGCCGTTTTGGCTAACAGACGAGATTTCCGGGAATTTGTTGTCGAGTGACAACAAATGGCACGCAGTATCGAGTATTTGCGCGGTGTACGCGGCGTCACCGTAAAGACCGGAATCGACGTCACGTTTTGCCGCTGCAAGATACATCGCGATTTCAGAGTCAGACACGGCCGGATTTCCCAGCCGTGTCTTTATCTCTGCTACGAATTGTTCATCCGTATAGATCATTTACGCGTTCACCGAGAACTCAAGGCAGAACACCTGTCCGCGCTGAATCACCATAGGACCGCCGAAGGTGAGTTGAGCCGCAAAACTTGATCGCTGTTCGCTCACCACACCGGTTGTAATGCGTGGAGTAGCGGTTGCCATCGGGAGAAGGATACCCTTCTTACCGGTTGGCGCGCCATGCACGACTGCAATGATATTGTTGTACTGCTGTGCGCCGAGCGAATTTGTGCGAGCGTTGAGAAGACCGGAAGTCTTTATCTCGATGTCGCCAATCACGCCATAGGTCGCTTCTTTAAGCGCCATTCCAAGCGTCTTGTTGAGAGTACCGGACGCGAGGAACTGAACAAGCGCCGCGTAAACTGAGGTCGGCATGTAGAGAACGACTTTTTTACTTGTCGCGACATTTGTCAATGCGATCAGGTTAAGAAGTCTCACTACGTCCGCGTAAAGATTCGCCGCGTCGGTCGTCGATACAGCCGGAAGCGGTTTTGTTCTGTCGGCGGGCTTGTAATTGAAGTTCGTGATTTTCTGAATGAGCTTCGTGGGATTCGATTCCCAGTCAGAACCGGACGCAAGAAGCGGAGACGCGAGTCCCGCGGACGCAAGCGCAAGCATGATATTTGACGAAAGCAAACCGTAATTGCCCGTTTCACCGTCAAATGAAGCTGAACCCCAGCCGTCAACGATTATGCGTTCGACCGCCTGCATCACCTGAGTTTCAATAGTTGCAAAAAGCTGATTCTGCAATACGAATCCGGCAAGGGCGGGCGCGATTGAACGCGCGTAACCGAGAAGCGCGGCTTCCTGATCATTCTCAATCACAAAACCCTGTGCCTCAGTGTGCGCGTCTTTAAACTCATTGAAAAGTGAAATCTGCGCAAGGTTGTTACTGTACACGCGGTCGTCGCCGTATGGGTTAAGATCACCCAGACGCTGTTTAGCAGCTCCGGAAGCCTCAACGCGAGGAATACGGAAGCGACTGATCGCGCCGCCCGACGCGGCGATTTCCGGCGAAAGCTGAACCGCGTCACCTTCAGTTATGAAGGATTCCGCAAAGGTCAACTGCTCATAAAGCTGTTCGGCAAGCTGATTAAGTCCCGCGAACTGATCATAACCGGGATTACCGAAGTACGCATTAAGCGCGGTCGCCTGTGCGTTCTCAACACTCATACCGGCCTTGATTGCATTCTGCGCGATACCGTTGAGCTTTCCGCGAAGACCGTGCGCCATATCGACAATGTGGTCAATACTTCCGCCCTCAAATTTTTTCCGAAGGACGCCGATTGCCTCATTGTGCCCCGGATGCATAGTGTTTGACACTGCGAGAAGTTGCTCGGTCAGCGCCTTATACTCTGCGCGCGCGGTCGTTTCATTTACCGCGACACATCCGTCTTTTCTGTGCGCGTCCGCGTATGCGTTACGCGCGACGTACCAGTTCTGAAAATTCTGCTCGGCGACCTGTGCCGACGTTACTTTAATTCCTGTTTTCATGCTTAACCTACCTTAACAGACGCGAGACGGGCGAACGCGTATCCGGTTTTAAGCTGCCCGGAATTCTGAACGCCGGGCGTACCGTACCATACGGAACCGGGGAACGCAACCGTGCCGGAATTGCTGCTTGAAAGAAGTCCGGCCGCCGTAATATACGCCGTGCCGCCTGCCGACGGCTTATGATTCGTATCATAAGGCACGGATGCGACGGCTGAAATGTCGCTGATCATACACACATAGTCGCCGTCAACGTATTCGCCGACAGTCTGATTGATTGAAGAATCCGCCTGCGTTGCCGCTTCGAGAAAACCGAGCGCGATAATTGCGTATGTATCAGAGCCAGCAGTATACGCCGCCGCGCCGAGTACAATCACTTGTTTGCCAGCGGAGTCCTCCTGAAGAGTGACCACACTACCGATAGGCGCAGAGTCTACACCGGCAGCCGTAGGAATGACGAACTTTACGCCGTCAATACGACGCGCGTCAAACTGAACCGCGCCGCGTTTGGGGTTAGTTTCCCCTATACCAAGTCTTACACCGGGCATTAGAATACCTCCGATACAGACGCGGACTTATGCTCAGTATTCTGAGCGGTCGCGCCTTTGATTTCATTAAATTTTGCATTGACCGCCGCGATTCGAGCGACCGCATCGGTTTCTTTTATTCCTGCAAACGCTGCAAGAGTCGCAAATGACGGCGTTTTCCCGCCGAAGTCCACATTGTACGCGGTTGCGAACGCCTTAACCATTTCCTGCGACGGTTTCGCGTTTCCTACGGGCGAACCTTCTTCGGCCTTTTTCTCTTCGGCTTCCTCTTCGGGTGTCTCTTTACCCTCAAAAGCAGCGTTTTCCCCTTCGGCTTTTTTGCCGTCGAGCTTTTCGTTGATTTCATTCAGCGCGTTGCCGATCTTATCAACTCTCTCTTCGAGTGCGCCCATTCTATCTTCGGAATTCTTCGCCGCGATAGCTTCTTCGACCGCGTTTTTTACAAGCGCGGCGATTTCTTTGGGTTCCATGCTTTCTACCTCTTTATTAAATTTCTCGCCGTGCGAGTTTTTGACAAATTCAGCCGATAATTTAAATATCTTTTCCCCTTTAAACGCGCCTTCTTCCGGTACAAACGAAACGTGCGGCACAGAATAAGATTTTGTATCTACAGATACTATTTTGCCTTTTCCGAATTTATAGTGTGAAGCGGTATCGCCAATTTTTAAGGGTTTGCCGTTTTTATCTAGCGCCTCCGCGTTTTCTACTTCCATCATTTCCCCCGTATTCCGCACACATACCGCGTTAGTTACTTTGATTTTATTTTCAGGGTCGCGAACGTGCGGCGCGAGCGCAACGTGAGTCGCGCGAAGATCATTCGCAATTGCATTGTATTCAAGACCTTCGGGCGTCACTCCGTTTTCAACTTTCAGATTATAGATGTCAACGAACGCGGACGCGCCGAAGCCCGACGCACCAAGGTTACCCTTGATATACGCGACTTCTTTCGCGCCCTTGACAACGCCCGCAATCATCGCGGCGTTAAGGGCTTTATCAAAAAAGACATTATGCGCCCAGCCGTCGATTTTCTTATTTTGCTCATTCGTAGTCGAATCGTGACCGCCGACCACAACCGGCGCAGTCTCAAGAGATTTCAGAAATTTTTCATCCGACACGGCTTCGGGCGGGTAGTAAAGCTTGACCGGCTTTCCCTCAAGTTCTGAGTTTCCGGTCTGTAATTGACCAGCGCCATATTCCAGCACACCGACACGAAGGGCAGGAACGGAAAAACGCAGGGATTCTATTCGCTCACCCGCGTCGTTTTTTGCTCTCGCCATAACTTTTTTGAAAATATTCGGGAATAATTTCATGTATCTACCCCAACTACATAATGAGAAAAGAGTCAACCTAAAATGCTATTTTGCACTTGTCACAATACAATTTCCCTTTACGCTTAACTAATTTAAGCCGTGGGAGCGTTTCGCCGCAATGCGCGCACTTATGCGTCGGATTATGGCCGCCGCGATTCCGTGGTATTCTTTCCGCGCATACCTTACACACATTCACACCGCCCCGCTGAATATACGGGCGGGCAAGTTCCCGACCACACGCGCACATTTTCCGCTTTCGTTCTATCGGTGCTCTCAGTTCCGGATCGCGGTATGTACCGAGAAGTTTTCGGGCGAGTTTGTCGCCTGTTTCTGAATCATACAATCCCCTAACGCTCATGGACAATATACCCCCGTAATGGTTTTACCGGCTTTGTAGGAATAGCCGCATAACATCGACATCCCCACGCGGTACCCGGATTTCCTTTGTGCTCTTTTCCGCTCTTTGATACTTCAGTCGGCGGATCGTCAAAAAGAAAGCATTTTCCATTCAATTTGCGGTGAGTCTCACGGACGCGCTTGTCACGTTGAGTTGTCCAAATATACCGGTCGGAAAAGTTTTTTATTATACCCTCGTTGATCGATGTCCCGAGCGCGTACGCATTCTCATCGCCTATCTGTTCGGACTTATCTTTGTAATGATCCTTGAACGAAAATACTTTATAAACGTTCTCGCCTTTTCGCGCGTCAAAAATCTTGTTTAATGCTTCCTGTGCCGTGTATGATTTTTCTTTTTGTAATCGCGCAATCTCACGTTGGACAACTTCATTTTGTCTGTCCTTAACCATTTCAGGAATTGAATCACGTAACGCGTATTGAACATTAAGCCACTCTTTCACTTTGCCTGTGATTGTTCCTCTATATACGCGCATACCCTTATCGGCATAGTATTGTTCAAGCGCATAACGGTAACGTTTCGCAAACAGGCGCGCGCGGCTGTCGTACTCTGACCGCGCGTCAATACTATCCTCTTCATTCCATACAGACTTTGCATAGTCGCGGACTGCCGAACGCCAACGGGGTGCATATTTTTCAAAAATGTCTATCACGAGACAAGAACCCACGTTTTTCTTTTTATAACATTCCAAACCGCCGAAACACTAATTTTGTATAGTGCTGAAAATTCTTGCACCGTTAGCTGAAATACGTTTGCCCTTATGTTTTTAACCATAGCTTCATTTAGTTTTGCTAAATGGTGCTTTTCGCCGCGCCGATCCATAAGATGTAATTTATACGCATGTTTATGATTTTCTGAACATGTACAATATTCTAAATTTTCCACGCAATTATTTTTCTTGTTTCCATCTTTGTGATTGCATTCGAGAAAAGACTCACCCACAAAAGTGGCTATAACCAAACGATTGACGCGGTGCGTTTTTATTTTCCCTTTTTTGCATAAATCAAGTTTCAAATATCCTTGCGCGTTTTCCCCCGGTTTTAGAATTCGCTCCTTGTATAACATAAGACATTTGTAACGTCCACTTCGTCTTTTTTTAGCAAGGCTTTTTATTCTTCCAAAATTAGAAACTTCGTATAATCCTTCATAGCCTTTTATCGGTTTCCATATTTCTTTTGACATACACACTCCTTAACTTAACGGTTTAATAAGTGTGCTATCTACACTGTCGTCGTCAATACTTTTTCCTGTTTCACGTCCGCCGTTCATGTCCTCTATACCCTCAAAAGATATATCTTCGTCCAAAAGTTTTAACTGTTTGAATGCTTTTTCAAGTTCGGGGAATTCGCGTTGACGTATTAAAATTTCGGTCTTTTTAGCTTGCAAGTCGGCTTGTTCAACCATAGTTTCATCATATATGCTCTCAAACTCAATGTCAAAATCATCCTCTTCGACACCACACGCCACAATCTCCGCGTCATGTCGTATGAGTGTATTGATAACGAACCGCGCCATTGGTTCAATCTGTGCGATCTGATACCGTGCGCGTATGTGTTCATTAGTCGCCGCAATTTGAAACGCCGCTTGACTGTAGTTTGTATTCCCGCCGCCGAAAAAGTATTCCGGTGAAAGCCCGGTCACTGACGCCACATAATCGCGGAACACTCCAGCGATATTTCCCGTCCCTTCGCTTATGTTATTATTGAGAATGTCGAGCGTTGTCCCCCGCATTAGCGCGGTCGGTGTTGATACCCCCATTGTTTGTGTCAGCGCTTGCAATTGCGCACGCATAGCCGATAGCGCCGTGTCCGTCTGCATGTCCCCTTCCATTTTCTCAACAACTACTTGCGCACGGACGAGAAGGATTTTAAGTATATGGACGTAAAGGTTCCACGCTTCAGCCGCCGAACGTAATTGCGGTACGCGGTTTAAGCCCACGCCGAAAAGTGGCTCGTAACCGGGACAAAGGAAAAACGCACTTGATCCGTGCGTGAGCTTTGCACCGAAGCAATAAAGATCACCGACGCGCGTCTTATTATACGGCACGGTAAGCCCCGAATAGCTTGCTCCCATTCCATACGCGAATTGTGTATCGTTAAATACGTTAAACGTCACACGGTCGCCGCGTTGAATCGGCACGAGTAGCGAACCACGCGGCGACAACACGCTATTGAAAATCATATCCTTTATGACTGATTGTAAATGTACTTTTTTAAAAACCTTTTCCAGCGCTGCTTTGAACTTTTCATTCTCTGATTTTACTTTGAACGGTTTTTTAAGCGCCATTGATATAGGACGGTCGACCATTTCCGAAAGCGTTGGAACGGAAAGATATTCCGTGTAATTTACACGATACGGCGAGTAGTCAATATAACTCATAAGTGTGGACGGGTCACCGGGAGTGTTGATCTTTACCGCGCCGTTTGCATATACTGAATTAAATACGGTCGAAAAATCACGTTCGGCTGCACGTGTTGCTTTCGCGGGCGCACTATTCTTTTTCAATAATTCGAGATCATCAGCGTTGACAATCTTTGTCACATACGCTTCGCCCTTTGCACTGCTTACCCGTTTGTGTTCGCGTTGCGCGTATGCATACAATAGCGTATTCTCGCTTGTCGTCGGGATGCGCGTTTCATTCCGCATTTCTTCATACTCGTTCGCAATACTGTTGACAAGCATTGATATGTTATCTGCGTTTACTGCGTTGCGAATTTCCGCGACCATGTTCGTATTTAAAAGAACCTCGTCGCGTGGGAGCGTGTGCAATTTTTCAAGCGTGTTGACAAGTGTTGCAAGTTCTTGCACGGGGCGAATAAACCGCGCGGGTGTTTGTGATTTCATTATTTTTCCTCTTTTGCCTGTTCATCATATTTTTGAATCTGAACATATTCCGAATGTAATTTTATTTCTGTTATTGTCGTCGGCCAATATTTCGCGGTAAACACACGCTCCGCTTCGGCCATACTTTCTGCAACTACAGAATGCACTTGCGCTCCGGTGTAAGGTGTTATAATATCAAAGACTTTCATTTATCTGATACCTCGTAAGATAATTTCTTCATTAATGTTCCCGTATCTTTTAAGGGCGGCTTTCCCGCGCCTTTCTTTGCAACCGTTGACGGTGCGTTGCGTTGTAGCTCGCCGCCGTTCTCAATTATCTTTTTCGCTTCTTTGACTGCTTGCCGTCCCATGTCCTGAAGGAACACTGCCTCAAGGCGTTTTGCATCGCGCGGATTTCTCGCCACGTTTATCATAAACGCCTTTAATCGTTCTTTGACAAACTTCTCGGATATACGTTCTGCCGCCATACGAAGTACCGGGCGTGGCGGAATTGTTTCTGACCCATAGTGGTTTATTGCTAATATGTCACTATAAGATTCGCCGTTCTCGTATTGCCCGGGCAGACAACCTAATTTCACTTGCATAATTCAACCCCGCTAAAACTCGCAAATGCTCCATGGAACATTTTGGCGGCTTTATCGTATTCTTTTGCCGCGTCCAATGCGTTTTTATAGTAACCCAAATATTTAATTACATTATTTACTTTTATTTGTGCCCGCCATAATTTCGCACTTTTTATCCAGAACACACCCTTTAAACCGGACGTATTATTTTTATTCTTTCCTTTTCTATTTCTCGTGTTTTCAGCGTGCGAACATATTCGCAAATTACTTTTTCTGTTATCAAGTGTGTTATGGTTTATGTGATCGACTGTTTGTCCTTTTTCTGCTTTCATTATAAATCGATGTAAATACACGCCTGTTTTTCTATTCACGACGTAATGGCCTGAACTTTTCTTACTTATACACCAATGCATAGAAAGAATTTTTTCTTCATCAGCTTTGTCAATCTCTACTCTATGTTTTCCATACTTTACGCTTTCAATTGTAAATTTCATTTTCAATACCTCTGTAAAACTTTAATCGCGCAACTGTATTCGGCGACAATAGGCGACGTTGCTAAATGTTCAAGAGCGCCCGCGACCGCATCCGCTTCATCATCATGTGCAACACCTTTATAGTAACGGGACACGCCAAGTGAAAACTCTTGTTGTGTACCGTCGAGTATTCTCATGTCCGGCTTGTTTGCAATTACCGTCGCCGCAATGCGTTCATGTTTATTACGTGACTGATGTTTAGTTGTCCATAGATTTTTAATCGGGTACTTGAACTCACGTTTTTTAAACGCGTCAATAAAGAATACGCGTCCAGTATCAGACAACTGCGTTTCGATCACGGATTCAATCGGTGTGAACTTATTTAAAAACTCAAGTATAGTGTCAACCGTCTGTACGTCTGAAATTGATTTCGGAAGTTTCAACCCCGTAAAAAGTATCTTTCCTGTTTTCGACACGCCGACGATAGCGACCGTTGTTGCGTCCGTGTCTGTTTTGTCACTAAAGGACGGATCAATAAATGCGACACAATATTGACAATCCCACACCGGTGTTGATTCAAACGCGCCTATTGTGTCGTTGTCCTGTACGTGACGAAGTTCATAATTACAACACCATTCCGCGTACGGCAAGCGATCTTTACGCGCGAGTATTTCCGCAAGTTCCGCTTCAGGCAACGGCACAACGCCAAAAGGGAAACGCCGCCCTTCAAATAGTTCTTCCTTGATTGTAGAAAACACCGCTTGTTCGTGCCATGGTGTGCCAGACAGCCGCGTCTGTCCGAGCGGGTCAATAAGGTTATCAAGTTCCTGAAAATACGCAATCGTCCATTTCCGTTCCGCTGCACTATAGCGATCCTGAATAGTCTCAATGTCATCTGTCCATATATAATCAAAATGGGCACCGGTGATCGATGCGCCAACACCCGCCGCCGTGATCGACGCTTCCGGCGTTATCGTTTTCTTAAATGAAAACGCGGTGTGTTCACTTGACCACGTTTTAGTTTTTGCGTCAGTAATACCCCACCGCGAAAACATATATAAACGCAAAGCGTCGTTTGACTCAAAATGCGTTTGAATTGCTTTCAAAATGTTGCTTGCGAGATCGCCTGTCTTTCGCACGATTAAAAGGCGCATATTCGGATTGCAGAGAAACAACAACACCATAGCGACGACGCCGCACGTGGTCTTATACGATCCTCGGTGCGCTTGCAATACGTCAAACTTTCGATATTTATAGAAAATCTTTATCCATTCACCGTGAAGTGGAGTCAACTTCTCATAGCCGAGTATGTGACCGAACTTATGCGGCTCGGTCAGCCATTCGTCGAGTAATGTGGCGTGGTTAATTTTTTGACTGACTAACGCCATGCCGCGCCATTATGTCCGCGACGTGTGCGTCGCCGGTATTTATACTTATATTTTGCTCTGTTTTCTGTACAGCTTTTCCGAACAAACGATCAAAAAGAAAATCCACCGAATACGTCGATCCTGCTTTCGCGTCTCGAAGTAGTGACGCGGCTATAATTGCGCGCACGGCGGGAGTGTTCGGATCGTGCGCAACGCTTTGTAATTCGATCTTTGAAAGACATGTTAGTTCTGTCAAAAGTGCTTCTATATCTGCACGCGATACTTCATATAATCCGTGCAAATGACTGAAAACATTTTTCGGACGGCCGTTCTTTTCCGGCTGATATTCGGACGAAAATCTTTTTCCCTTTTTTAAATTCTCTTTTGCGCGGTCTGTCGGCGATCCTCGTTTTGTCATCGTTTTACTGTTTCCTCATTATTCCGATTCCATTCATTCCTTTCACAACTTTCTCCGGCTTGTCTTTCAGAAATTCATCGCACGCTTTTTTCACACCGGGAAAGTTCATCCATTCATAATCGTGTACAAGTATAATCCCGCCCGGAACCATTTTGTCATACACCTTTTTGAAACTGTCCATTATCGAGCCGTAGAAATCACCATCAAAGAACGCGAAGCATATTTTGTCAGGGTATTTGTCATCAGATATGTCACCAAAAAACCCTTTATTTATATGGGGTAAATCGATTTTAGCGTCTTTAAATGTCTTTTTAAATGCCTCTATTGATACCGCTGACGCGCCTTTGTCGCACGGCGTTGCTCCGTCTTCATTAGTCTTTGGCGGCAGTCCTTCAAATGAATCATATACGCAAAACGATTTTCTTCCATCTGTGTGTTTCAACAGTCTTTGTATGAAGCTCGACGTCATACCGATATTGCATCCGAGTTCTACCACGTCGCCGTCAAGATGCAAAACGCTTTCCAGTCTTTCAAGGATATACTGTAATTGCCCTTCGGCAAGCATCGGCATTTCGACACCTTCAGCCTCTTTCAATACTTCTTTTACGCTATTCATATTCCCTCGTTATAACATTGTTTCGTCGTTCCCCATTTCTGGATTGCGTACATCTTGTCGGTTCCTTCATACACTAACCCCGTCAAGTGCGGCGAGTTAAAATAGTGCGACGGAAATATATGTACATTCGCTTTCGTCTTTCGATACATCACGCCCATATATTCATTACCGGTCGTCTTCCACGGTTCGCCTCCGACGTCTTTTTGTCGCAATCCCTCAATAAGCTCCGCCGCAAACATACCGTTCTTTTTACTCGCATGAAGTGGTGATATAAGGCCGGGGCGAATCTTTTCTTGCTCCCACACGCTGTAACTATCAAAGTCATTATAAAACAATTCGTCGATAGGATTCAAACACACTGCGTCGGCACCGATCATAAAGCCGCCGTACTCGTGTAATATCTCATACGTGCATACATCAGCAACACCGTGCCATTGTTTACGCTCCGTGTAATAGTCAATATGCTTTTGGTTTATCCATTTCCGGCCATATACCGCGTCATTGTCCCAGAGCTTGTATTCCCATCCCGGATGTTTTTCTTTCCACGTATTCATCCATTTCATCGGCGCGGGCTTGTCTCCCAACCATAGTTGATGGATGATCTTCGGTATCGTAACCGGCTCTTGACCGGGAAATTTCCATACATCAAGGCTCTGCGTATTTCCCACAACGGATGGTATATCTCCACGGTGCCCTATAAGCGAGGGCACGGGAAAAAGAATTTTCATTCTTGCCCGTTTCACATATTCCGATATGCGATCATCGTCGTGCCGAGATCGTTGCCGGTCAAATTCCGCGATCATTGCCGGAATGCACGCGGTCGGTAAACATATAGCTACGCCGCCGCGCGTGACATTATCCGTATATACACCATCTTTCGGCCATAGTGGTGTTCCGCGTCGATCCTGTTTAAGAAAGAAATTATACCCTTGCACGGGCCGTCCTTCTCGTATACGCTTTTCTTCCTGTTCTGTTATAAAGGCTATTGCATGTTCCCGGAAATTATCTACTATGATAGCGTCGTCTTGAATCACAAGGTGAAAATCTGCTTTCGGATCGTATTTCAACCATGACGCGCGGCTATTTTCTATTAAATTGTTGTTTTGGTCGATACAAAAGGGCGGGTTATCCAGTTTTTCCATTAAATAAGGGAAAAATTGCGCCCGTGTGGGATGCGCCATGACGGATATTGATAGTTTTATATCATTCATGGTGTGTTTGTGTACGCATTATGTCGTTTTGTCAACCGTTTTTCATCTCTTCAATCCCGGCCAAATCACCCTCAATATAGGCGTCCCTCCGTCCCTTGGGGAAGGAGGGTTAAAACAAACTTCTTAAAAATATGTACTCTATGCACGCAGTGCGTGTTTTTTGTTGTAAATTTTTTAGACGAATGCAGAAAAAAGAGGGCGGACGGACGGACACTTAAAAAGGTGAAAATATATCGTTTTGCTCAATGTTTACGGCTATACAATAAAAAATACTACATGTATGTTAGTGTCCGCCGTCCGCTCACATATCGCCGAAAACGCCCGATTTAGCAGTTTTGGAAAATGAGTTTTCGCACACCGTGCAAAACGGCATTTTAAAAACGGTTGAAAATCGGTCAAAAGTGGGCGGACGTTTACCAGCGCGCGGACACTAACAAGCGTATAGTATTTCTATAAATAAAGAGTTGAAAAATAAATTGACAACGTTCGAGCTGAATGATATTGATATTATTAAGCGAGGTGGAAAATGGTATTAGTATTCTATAAACAAGGGACATTTTACGGTGAAAAGGGTAATTATCTTCTTATAAAGATAAGTAACCACATATTTTCGGTTTACGATATTATACGTCAAACGGATAGTGAAACACTATCGTCATATAAAAAATCGCGTCTGGAATGGACTAACTTTAAGAAAGCACAGATCGAGCGGGGTCTTAAGTACACGCGCGGAAGAAATAAAATTTTAATTTAAGAAAATACAGAAAAATAATTGACAAACGCCGCCTGCGCGGGTAATAGTCAATAAACGCGGAGGTTATACATGAGGCATAAACGCGGAAAAGGTGAAATAATGGCGTTTGACGCAAAGTTCATTATTCACCTTGAAAAGATGAGAAAAGCAAAAGGTTATTACCCGTCACTCAGGGAACTCGGCGAATCGTTTGACCTTATGCCGCCGTCAACAAGCGCAACGCGCCCGGATAGAGATAAGTGGAATTACGCGCGGCGCGCGATTGAACGTCTCGCGGCGGCGGGTAAACTGTCAGACGAGGCTATGACCGTATATGCAACAACACATAAGGAGAATAAAAAGAATGAAAAAGGTAACAAAAAAAGCACCGTCAAAAAAGCCAGCGCCAAAGGAAAACGCTAAGACGCTTTTAAACGTCTCGCCGTCGGCGTGGATGGTCTGGGAAAAGTGTGCGCTCAGTCTCCAAACGGTAAAATCGTCTTTTCAGCTCGAACGCGATGAATACGCGAAAGCGGGAACGATACTGCATGAAGCGATTGCAAAAACGCTTTGCGGTGAAACGGTTACGCTCGAAGACAGTGACGACGCGGCGATGGTTCGTTTTGCGGTTGAAACGGTGAAAAATGAAATAGGCTCAATAGATTTACCGTTTATAATGATTGAGGAATCATTAGGACACGTGGTTAATGGCGTTAATTTCTACGGGACGCCCGATCTCCGCGTAATAAACGAAGATGACACTGCAATCGTAATCGACTACAAAACCGGGTGGCGTGAGGTCGACGCCGAAGGTAATAGTCAATTGAAATTGTACGCGCATATTATTGCGGCGAAGAATAAAAAAGTAAAGAATTGGCGCGGAATAATCATAAACGCTCGTTTCAATTCGGTATCGTACACCGGCGGTGACATTGATCCTGACTATCTTTCAAACACCGCGAAAGATATTCTTTCCCGTACAAAAAAGAAACAGTTTGCAACGGGCAATCATTGCGCGTATTGCGCACGGCTTTCAACCTGTAGCAAGCTCCGCGCCGCAATAATTGAGTGGTGCCGTCCCGGAATGCTTGACGGGTTGACGCGTGATCCTGAAAAACTTTCTGAGGCGCTTCGTCTTGCAAAACCGGCGGAAAAGCTATTTGACACAATAAAGAAGGAAGCGCAAATGTTCATTGACCTCGGTGGCGTCATTCCCGGTGTGACTGTTGAATATACCGCAGGGACGCGGACGTGGCCGAGGGATATGACGGGGCTCGACATTGCGGAAAAAATCGGTGTGAAATTCGAGCATATGATTGATCAGGTATTTAAGTCGCCAGCGCAAGCCGAAAGGTTTGGCGCGGATAAAGAACTTGTGAACGCAATCGCGATCCGACCGCCGAGGAAAGGTTTCAAGTTCATATAATACGGAGGAAATAATGTACGATAACGCGCGACCGTGTGAAGAATGTAAATGGTACGAAGGTTATTTAAATGGAATGGCTGGGAATATAGGATCGGATTACCCATGTGATTCTTGTAGAGTGGATAGATTCGAGTCGAAAGAAAATTAACAAAAGGGGCGTGACAGAGTGGTCTATTGTCTGCTACGTTAGCATGTTCGCGGGTTCGATTCCCGCCGCCCCGAATCCGCATACGACGAGCGGAAAAAGTCTTGGATAGTCGGAAGCCGGTGAGAGCCCGGCAAACTAAAATTGAGCACTGAACCTCGTTAATAAAAGAAGTCACGGTGCCGCACGGTGTGGCCATGAGGATGGGCATTGCGGCGAGTAGTGCAGAATGATTAGCCCAAACTTCGACATGAGGCGTAAAACTGCACAGTCGATGACAGCCGGGAAAGAGTCCGGCGGCAAATTATAAAATTTATAGGATGGTTTAAAAGATGGCACAGAAAAAAGAAGATGCGGCGGTAGTCGCGGACAAATCGGCGCTCGTGGTCACAAAGATCAGTCCCAAAGGTATCAATGCGGTCATCCGCAATGTTATGCTTAACTGGGTATTTATCGACAAACCGGCGCAGGACAAGGATGATCCACTAAAAGCCGCGTACAGAACACAGATGGTTTTGCAGGGCGGAGAAAAAGAGTTTGTCGCGGCAATGAAGGCGGCACTCACGCAGTACATGAAAAGTGCCGCGATTTCAGGCGGCGCGGATGTACGTATGAAAATGCTCAATACCGCGCTCATGCTTGACGTGGACAAAAGCCTTTTCAAACAGACCGAGCAAGGTCTTTCTCTTCAAGCACATCAGACTGTCAGACGGGAAACTGACCTTGACGAGTTTGTCGCAAAGTATCCGCCGTCGGTTCGCCTTGCGGATAACACTGATTGTCCCGCCGGAATGATTCAACAGGAATTCTATTCTGGGGCGATTGCGGACGTGGCGGTATTTATCGCGGCGTATGAAGTGGACGCGGGACGCGGTATCACGATGTATCTTAACGGTGTGCGGAAAGTGGCGGACGGTGAGCGCATTGCGTCAATCGATCCGTTCGCGGATGTTCCCCCTTCAACAAATCTTCTTGAGAACAAACCCGGTAAGAAAACGAAGGGCGCGTTATTGTAAAGAGTAAAATTAAAAAACCCCGCCCTTTTAAAGGCGGGGTTCCTGCGGAAGAAAGATTAAATCTACACGCAACAACATAACGGAGTAATTGAATGAATACACGCACGCCTAAAAATGTCAAGCCTTTATTTATAGACCTTGAAACAAAATCACGCGAACCGATTGAACACGGTCCGACACGATATTTCGCCGACAAAGACGCCGATTGGCTGATCTGCGCGACAGTTGACACAGCGGGAAAGTCAAACGTTGTCACAAACTACACCGGCGGGAAAAAGATACCTGATAAAATTCTCAATCATAAAGGCCTTTTTGTCGCACATAACTGGTTTTTTGAGTGGTCGTTCTTTAATAAATTTTACCCCGGCACGCGTGCGGCTGATTTTAGAAATTGGATGTGTACGGCGGCGCTTGCGCGGTGGTTTGGTATATGCGCGCCGCGTGCAAAGTTAGAGGAAGTAGCGGAGGCGTTTGGACTCGAGAAAATGCCGGAGGGTCGCGCGCTCATCGCCCGATACTCTATCCCGCAGAAAGACGGATCGTTTAAGATTTGCACGGATAAAGAAGATGCGGCCTTGTTTGAAAAGTATTGTTTAAAAGATGCGGAACTATCGAAAGCAATATATGAAAAGCTCGACGGAAAAGGATTTGTCATTGAAGAATTCCGCGCGGCGCAAGCAATCGACATCCGGGGCGTTCCGATTGACGTGAAAGCCGCGAAGTTTCTACTTGAACGAAAAGAGCGCGATAAGAAAAACGCGGTTGTAATGGCGGAGAAAATAGCAGGACGTACACCGGGCGGGGCGCTTGTCCTTTCCGCGTCGGGTGCGTTCGTTGAATATATAAAATCCGAATTTGATATTGAGATACCCGACGCGCGGGCGGCGACACTTGACGCGATAGACTTCTCTGATCATCCAAACTGTAAACAAATTGAAAACATTGTGTATGTGCGAAAACTTCTTACCGCCCGCGCGGGTGACAAGGCGTCACTCATCCTTGACCGCGTGCATGACGGACGTGTGCGAAGTGCAACGGTAATGCACGCGGCGGGAACGGGGCGCTTTCAGAGCTGGGGCGTGAACTTCTTTAATTTCTCACGTCAATCAGTTGAGGACTGGGAAAAAGAAAAGAACACCGCGCCTGTTCCCGCGCTTCAACGTGGTATCATTTGCGCGCCGAAGGGGAAGACATTGACGGAAAGTGATTGGCGCGGAATCGAAAATTATCTGTCTCTTTACTATGCAGGTGACAAAGAACAGCTTGCGCGTATCGAAGCGGGTGAGTCGCCGTATTTGATTTTCGGTGAAAAGTTATACGGTGAAAAAATAACGAAGGCCGACAAACGGTACGTCCCGGCGAAAGCGGGGGTTTTGGGGTGCTTGGCGGCGGGTACAAATGTATTGACAAAGAATAGAGGGTATGTAAAAATTGAAACCGTTACCGAGAAAGATTTGTTATGGGACGGTGATACATGGGTAAAACATGGCGGAATTCTTCTAAACGGGTTGAAAAGCGTTATTCTGATCGAGAGCCGAAACATATATGCGACGCCCGATCATTGGATACTGTCAGAAAAAGGGTGGCGGACATCCGTGGAAATAAATATCGACGAGGCTATAGCGCCCCCGCAATTGGGGAAAAGAACGCGGGGAGTGAAGCCATTTCTGAAGAGTTTTATGTCGGCGCGGAACGTCGTATCCGTGTGCGCTGCGTATGCGGAACTGAAAAAGAATTACGCGTTGATAAATTTTGGCGCGGTCAAGGATTACTTTGCAAACGTTGTGCCCAGTCACTTATTGGTCAACACGGAGGAAACCCCAACCGATGCACTGATCTCTTGGCTGATCCAAAACTTAGAAGACGTTGGAATATGTGTTACCATCATATTAAAGAAAGATGCGGAGACCGTCGTAGTAAAGACTTCCCGAGGTATGGCGGTCGCGGAATTCAATGTCGCTTTTCATCCTTTAGAAATTTTTTGGAATACGTTATTACGTTGCGCGGGTTTGACAAGTGGGGTCTCACGTTGGATAGAATTAATAACGATGGGCACTATGAACCCGGAAACTTACGAATCGTATCTCAAAAAATTAACAATGAAAACCGTGGAAACGTACGACATAAAGGACGTAGGAAAAAATAACTGTTATATGACAAGTGGCGGTTTAGTTCATAATTGTGGCTACGGTGCCGGCGCAAAAAAGTTTTCTATTATCTATCGTCTACCAATTGAGACCGCAACGAAAGTCCGCGACGGCTGGCACAAAGCGAATCCGCTTGTTGTTGCGCTATGGTATGAACTTCATAAAGCACTCGTATCGGCGTCCGTTTATCGGAAAGAAGCGACTGTCAAAGTCTTTTCGTTCTCGCCTTTGGGTGATGCAAACGACGTTAAAATCACACTTCCCGACGGTCATGTGTTATATTATCGCGGGTTAGATGTGCACTACGATGAAAAGAATCGTGTACAGATCATGCGTGATGGACAAGCACTTCATGGCGGATTATTGCTCGAGAACCTCATGCAAGCGACATGTGCGCGGTTGCTTTATAGAGCGCTTGCCGCATGTGAAAGGGAGGGGCTTGCGACGGTACTACACATTTATGACTCAATAATGATCGAAAGCGAAATAAAGAACGCGAAGAAAGAGGCCGAAATGTTGCGGGTTATCCAGTGTGATCCGCCGTGGTGGGCGCCGGACATGAAACTTGCGGTTGACCAGCACACAGGTAGACGATGGACGAAAAGTTAAGAAAATTAAAGAAAAATAGTTGACAGTGCGGAGTGACGGAATATGACGATTAAACAAACGGAGGAAAGAGATGACACTTGATGAAGCAAAAGAAATATACGACTTAACGCCGCGACAAGAAAAAGAATGGATGAAACATTTTAATCGGGCGTTAAAAGGCTTCAACCGAATGTTGAAAGACAAGAACATTGAGCGGATAGTAAAATCAGAAAATAGGTATTGTATACAGTACAAAAACGGTCAGCAGTTTTTTGTATCCGGCGCGGTCGCAGACGCGGCAAATATTTGCTATGAAGAAATATAATAATGGAGGAAAGAAATGACGCTGCTTGCAATAATGAATGAAGGTTACGCGCTTCGGGCGTGGACGATGAAGCGAGTCCGGTGTGAATGGCGTATTGTGGTTAAGCTCGGTAAAATGACGAAAAACGGTAAAGAACAGTTCTACATAGTTCATTCGCCGATTTCGGACGCGATTCTTTCAGAGGCGGAATTCACTGAACCCGTTCCAGCGGCGGAATAACGGAGGAAGAAATGGAGATAAAAAACATTTATGTAGAACACGACAGCGAATGGTATGATTATAGTCATGGCGCGTCAGAAATAATTTCCGGAGTGTGGACACTTGATAGTTTGGTAAAAGCGCCAACACAACCCAATGCGGCGAGCGTAAAAACCGACAAGCGCGATTTTGAAATCGGTGCGCGGGTATATTTTGAGAACGTCGGATGGACGGAAAAGATACTCCTCAATGATGGGGACGGGCTTAATCTCGGGTATTGTGTGTTTTCTCAAGGATTGAATCGAAATTGTATCAGCGTATGCAAATCACAAGTCCTGTGCGGGATGGGGTGTATATTCAAAAAATTCGACCTATCCGAAAAGCAGGAAGAGCCGAAGCCGGAAAACTTCGAAGAATCCGGGTTAAAATTCGACTCTGGTAAACTTCGCCCCGGTCTTTTTCCTGTTGAATGTTTCGAAGCGATTTCCAAAGTTCTCACGTTTGGCGCGAATAAATACAGCGCAAATAACTGGAAAAAAGTCGCGCCGGATCGCTACATTGACGCGCTATGGCGTCACTATATTGCATGGCAAACAGGCGAGAAAAACGATAGTGAGAGCGGCCTTTCTCACACGGCGCACTTCGCGACGAATGCGGTTTTCCTTTTGTATTTTGAACTTGAGAAACAGAAAAGTGAAGGTGACAAATGATCATCCATGTAATAATCGGCGAAGGAAACATAGGAAAATATCTCACGCAACAAACGTATGGCGGATATTTTGATGAAAAGAAAGCGCAAACACGATTAAAACAATTATCAGATATGTACGCCGCCGTCGAATTCAGAATTGAAAAAGTGGAGGTATCCGAGTAATGGCATCACGCAATAAAGACGAGCGGGCACATGTGAACGCGCTTGTTAAAGCGCTTCAAAAAAATTCTCCCGGTGTGTATGTATACATTGACCGGGACGCGGGGAACGTGCGTCACACGTCGAGCGGCTTCGATTTTTTGATTGCGTATAATGGCCGTGTGGTATTCTGCGAGGCAAAGGAAGAAAAAGGAAAACTTTCGACGTGGCAAGAGTTGACGCAAGCGCTTATTAAGGACGCAAAGACGCTTTATAGAGTGGTGAGGTTTTGGAATGATGGAAAGACTTTCACTGTTGATAATAACGGATCATACGAAACAGAACGCGCACGAAAAGAAATGTTTTTTGATTGACAAACGATTAAGAAAATAAAAGATGAATCTATTACAGTGTACTAAAGACTTTCTCTGCAATCTTTAGTACACTGTAAACGGAAAGACCGTTTCACATATCAGGCAGAGACCCGGCGAAAGTCGGGGCTGATAGTGGGGCGGTCTTTTTTATTTGAAAGGCTTAATATGAAAAATACTTCTTTGCGTTTATATCAAGTCGAAGCTGTTGACAAGGCGTTAAAGGCGTACACCGAAGGTCACAGAGGTTTTCTCTGTGGGGATTCCTGCGGTTTAGGAAAAACTATTGTCGCGCTTTCGATTGCGGAACGACTACCAAAAACACATAACATGATTGCGGTTGTCTGTCCTGCGTTTGTTAAGTCGAAGTGGCAGCGAGAAATAAGGAATCGATGCGATGATACACGCGAATATAAATTTGCGATCTATTCGTATACTGATTTGACGGATTCCTCTGTTTTGTCTCATGCAAAAAGCACAAGATATGATTTAATCATATTCGATGAATGTCATTATAGCAAAAATTATAAAGCGGCACGGACAATCGCGACACTTTGTAAAAATGGTATACAGTCGGTCGCCGATAAACTTCTCGGACTGTCGGCGACGTTCCCGCCGAACAACATAGCCGATTGTTATCAATGGTTAAAAGCGTCCGTGTCGCCTCTCGCTGCTCATAGTTACGAGGAATTCTGCCGCGAATTTGCGGCGAATTGTTATCGTAATAATTTTGGACTGCAAGTCTCAGGCTTTAAGCCAAACGAACGATGGATGGAGTATTTTCCGCCGGTGTACATCGGTCGCACGATTGACGACGTTACAAACGAAATTCCTGAGGGGTTGCGGGTTGACGAGGAAATCGACCTGCCGTCCGTTATTGAAAACGCGGAAATCAAACTATTCGGACGGATAATTGACGATCCTGATTTAATGCAAAAAGCAATCGAAGCGAGCCCGTCATTTGACCAGTTGACCGAGTTCCGGAAAATGCAGGGTCTTGCAAAAGTTCACGCGGTGATTGACTACGCGCTTGACGCGTGGGAGAGTAACGAAAAGAAACTTTTGATATTTACATATCATACCGAAGTGGCGGAAAAGATCGCGGCGGCGCTGGTTAAGAAAAAACTACCCGTCACGCTCATAACGGGCACAAATACCGACGCAGATGAGCGGGACGCGATAACCCAAAAACTGAACGACGTCGACGAAAGTGTCATTGTGGCGACGATCGACTCACTTAAAGAAGGGGTTGACATTACAGGGTTTGCGCTGACACTATTTGCAGAAATCGACTGGAGAGCGTATGCTCTTGAACAGTGCGAAGGACGGACGCGACGAATCGGGCAGGAAAAAAATGTGCGGTGGGTGTACTTCTTCTTTGAACGTGGTGTGGATAAGATGATGAGAAAGAAAATAGCGGAGAAACAAGAATTAGCGACAGCGATACGGAGGACGGTGTGAAATTATTACACGGCGATTGTTTGGAGTTGATGAAACAAATACCCGATAAAAGTGTTGATATGATTTTATGCGATTTGCCTTATGGAACTACACAAAATAGATGGGATAGCGTTTTACCGTTAAATGATTTATGGAAACAATATCAAAGGATTTTAAAACCGAAAGGCGTTGCGGCATTATTCGCGCAAATTCCTTTTTCAATTACATTAGCTGCTTCAAATTTAAAATGGTTAAAATATGAGTGGATTTGGGAGAAAGATAGAGCAAGCGGACATCTAAACGCGAAAAAGCAACCGATGAAAGCCCATGAAAACATAATGATTTTTTATGAGAAAATCGGAACCTACAACCCACAAAAAACAACGGGACATAAACCAAGTAATGTAAACGGACGAAGACTTAAAGAAACAACTAATTACGGAAAGTTTAAACAAATAATAAGCGGCGGACAAACGGACAGATACCCTCGAAGTGTATACAAGTGCAATGTGGTTAATGGTCAACATGGGATGGTACACCCCACCCAAAAACCCGTCGCCCTTCTTGAATACTTAATAAAAACGTACACACTGGAAGGGGAAACCGTCCTTGACAATTGCATGGGTTCGGGCAGTACCGGCGTGGCGTGTGTAAACACAGGACGCGACTTTATCGGAATAGAAAAAGACGCCGAATATTTCGAAATTGCAAAAAGAGAATCGAAGACGCACAAAACGGAATAATACAATGAAACACACACTTACCGATCTTTTCAACACCCTGTTCACACCTGGCGAAAAAGTAAATATCCGCGTCATAAAGGACGACAAGGAAAACCGAAAAGGAACTACGCGGAATCATACGTGTGTCGCCCCGTCCGTCACGCTCTGTAATGAATACCCGGACGCGTTTCCGTGTGTTGGTATCAATCCCCGCGTGAATACGCGAAAACTCGCGTCAATTAA